GCGGGGTCCTGTCTAGGCGTGTCGCCTACGCCCCCTTTCAGGGGTCTTAGGGTGGCAGAGGATCAACCTCGGCCACAGATGCTCTCTCTGGTGTGCTCTGTGTCCTTAACAGAGTGTGTTATGACTGCCGGACTGAAACTTGAAGACAACTCGTATTCACAGGTTGTCGGCACTACCACTGTCAGCCTTCTCGGGCGCTACAAGCGCAAAGAGTGGACTGGTGGTGATAGACTCCCTATCTCCAAACCCCAGAAGCCGCGATCCGAATTCGTTCGGATCGCTGTCCCGCTGCCTGACTTGCCCAAAAGGCTCGTTGGTCACCGGTGGATTACCCGGAGAGCGGGCGGTCGTGTCTTTCGGTGGCGTGAAGCGATTTACGCCCCAGCGGAAACCAACCGGTTTCACACGATCGTCCGTAAGAGGACCGTGCCAAGTCCGAAGGTGGCTAAGCCACCTCCGGCCCTGCATCCGTACGACATGAATTACGTCGAATGGAGGTCAGGTCTTTCCACCATTGTCTATGACTATCTTGGGTACCCTTGGGTCCCGCACACAGACACGTTCCCGGCCTCCGGCTGGGCGCTTGGACTTCCTAGTTTCATTGGGGAGTGGGATTCGAACGATGACCTGAAGACCTTGGAAAAACTGAGGAACAAGATCAACGGTTCGGACTTCAACGCGGGAGTCTTTCTCGCGGAGAGTGCCCAATCTGTGCGTATGATAGCTGACGCCGCAACTCGTATCCGGAAGTGCGTCGACGCCCTCAAAAAGGGCAACGTCGTCCGTGCGTGGGATGCTTTACGTACCTCACGCCCGCGACCGGCTTCCGTTTCAACACGGAAGTCTGCCGGGGACAACTGGATCGAGATGCAGTATGGATGGAAACCGCTTATCGATGACATGGAATCAGGTGCGCAGTTTATCGCGCACCTGGTCGTGAATCCAGTCATCCAGCGAGTCCGCTCAACGAAGAAGAAGATCTTCACCCTTGCCCCGACCTCGGTTAGCTGGGCAAGCGCCGGCATGATACGCCGACGGCAGATAATCGCTTACATCACTCAGGTGGACAAGCCCTTGCTTTCTGGGCTCACCGATGTTGCAAGCGTTCTGTGGGAGAAGACTCCGTGGTCCTTCGTAGCCGATTGGGTCATTCCCATAGGCTCCTTTCTGCAAAGCGCAGCCTTAAGCCGCGCCGTAACAGGGACCTTCGTCATAACCGATACCACTGAGTTCTGGGCATCAAACCCGAGCCAGACGGGCCTCGAGAACAACATCCGAGGTACCACCTCCTGCGATTTCAGCTACCGTGCTGTAACCGTCAAGAGGCAAGTGGTCAGTGCTTTACCAGTGCCACTCCCGTCGGTCAAGCCGATTGGGAAAGTCGCTACGTGGGTTCACGCCGCCAACGCGATCGCTCTTTTATCCCAGCGCCTTAAATAAGCGCTTCCCTCAACCTTGGGTAATACCCAGAAAAGGAACTTGCCATGGCTTCAATTGCCAACCTGACCGTCTACGACGGTGCAGTGACACCCGTTCTCCACACCTTGCTCCCTGTCGATGTGTCCCGCGAGGGCCGCAAAGACGTCGCGTCTTGGCGCGAGCAGGTTGCCACCGTCCCGGTGGGCGCCCAGGTCGTCGCCTCGATGACTCTGGAGCTGCTGAAGTCTGGGGTGTACGTCGTCTCTCAGAAGACTGTCGTTCCCACGATGGAGTCTACTGCGGGCGCGAACTCGTCGGGCTACACAGCCCCGCCGAAACTCGCGTTTGCGGACACCTTGGTAACCACTGGGTTCTTCAGCCCGCGGTCGACCGAGAACTCCCGTCGCTTGGCGCTGCAACTTCACACCAACCTCCTGGGTGGTGTGAACGGGTCGGTGCTGCCCATTTCAACCGGGCCAGCTATCGATCTCTTCGCCAAGATCCTGATGCCCACCTAATACGTGGACCGGCCCTCGGGCCGCCCACGTCTTCCTCATTAAGGAGACGTTATGCGCATTACGCGATGGGATCAGCGACTGGACACGAAAGCAACCAATGCGATCGTACTCCATCTATGCATCTGGCACATTTCGCAGATTACTGAGGTCTGCGAGCAGGTTGTTAAGATCCGAAACGCCATTGGCGCCGAGGATACTGGCTTTCTGTGTGCGTGTGAGCTTGAGTACGGCGAGCTATCCGCAAATACGGCTTACCACCTCCGTCAGGTTCTGGGCTTCTTCTCGAAGCGCTCAGACCTTGACCTCGGTGTCGATCGTACGGAAGTCGCCGGATTAAAGTTCCTCGAATCCGAAGAGTTATGCTGGAGAACTAATGAGCTTTTTAAGGCTCGGGCAGCAGGGCAGCTAGCGCTTCCCCCTGCCGTTGAAGCGACCTTGTGGGTCGCTCAGCGGAAAATTGCTCGAATCCTTGGAGAGTTACCTAGGTTCTCCGATCTTGAACCGACCTTCGGTCCTGGTGCAACGACGCAAGTCGAAAAAAGAAACGCCTCCCCGCGAGCAAAGCTGGGACAGGCGTTCGCCTGTAGTGAAGAGCTCATCCCGGTCGCATCCGCGGCTTTGGGTGAGCTGCAGCAGTGGATTCCCTTCGGGGACTCCGACGCTGTCATCGTGCCGTTGGAGATTCATCCAGGGCGCGTTGCCTTCGTTCCGAAGAACGCTAAAACGGATCGTACGATCGTTGTCGAGCCTATGCTGAATTCGATGTATCAGCTAGCGATTGGCAAAGTGATTGCGCGCCGACTCAGGCGTTTTGGGCAGAACATCAAGGACCAGTCTGAAAATCAAAGGCTGGCCCGCGAGGGTTCTCTTACGGGCGCTTTAGCAACGCTCGACCTCAGTAGTGCTTCTGATACGATCGCCAAGGAGCTGGTCTTCGACTTGCTCCCTGTTGATTGGGCTCACTTCCTGTCCTACTTCAGAACATCGAAAGTAGAATTCGGGAATGGCCACCTCAGACTCCAGAAGTTCTCCTCAATGGGAAACGGTTATACGTTTCCACTCGAGACCTTGATCTTCTATGGCCTTGCAAAAGCGGCCACGGAGCAGTCAGGGTGCCAAGGGGCTGTGCGTGTTTACGGGGATGACATTATTGTCCCCGTTGGCGCCTACAACCACTTGTGCGAGGTTCTCCGCGTGTGCGGGTTCATCCCCAATCACAAGAAGAGCTTTTCTTCTGGACCTTTCCGTGAATCCTGTGGAAAGGACTACTTATCGGGATTCGATATTCGCCCCTTTTACCTAAAGGGTACGCTTGGCGGTGAGGAGCTCTTCAAGCTCCATAACTTCTATGTCCGCAAGGGCATGGACGAGCCCGCTAAGATTGTGGTCTCCTTTCTAGACCCGTACGTCAGGCTTTACGGCCCCGACGGTTTCGGTGACGGTCACCTAGTCAGTGACCTGTGGAAGGGACGTCCCCATAACCGCGAGAGCGGCTGGGGCGGCTACACCTTCGACACGTATACTCACAAGTCGCGCCGTTCTTATATGGCGTACAGTGGGGATCACGTGTTACCTTCGTATACGGTCTACGCTAGTCCTTCACAGGATGATGCGGGACCGACGTCATCCTTCCTGCGCACCCGCATCGGGCGCCCTGGAAGAAGCGGGACGTTCCACCCACAAGGAGGAACTCCCGTCGTGTATGACAAGAAAGGTGGTCTCGGTGTAACCACACCTGGGACCGAAGGGTATAAGCGGATTTCGATCTACTACCTGGGATAAGCACCCAAAAGGTGCACGTCCGGTCGTAAGACCTGGTGGCTTGTTAAGCCTTAATACGGAAAAATGCCGC